CGGCCAGTATGTGTCGCTCGTCTTGCCTCGTATGGCCTACGACGTGCCACGCATCCATGTGACCGCTGATGACCCTGCAAACAACAAACGAGCCTCAGCCCTTGAGCTTGGGATGAACCAGTGGGCCAAGCGGTCTGCTCTGCGTCCTACGCTCCAACAACTGGCCACAGACATGACCATGTGCTGGGGTGTCGCACTTGTGACCCCAGAGCCAGTCAAGCACCTGAGACGTATCGACATGGGTGGCGCCGGTCTGATGCCCAGGGTATACCGAATAGCCCCCGAGAAATTCTTCATCGACCCAGCAGCTGAGACTGCCCGAGAAGCACGATATTTTGGTCATGAATACAACATGGATCTAGATGATCTGTTGGTTCAAGCAGAGTCTGACGACGCTTTTGACCTCGATGTGATTCGCGATCTCAAGGCGTCATACGACCGTCAGAGAGAAGAGTACGCACGGGGTGCTGTCAGTGTGCCAGACAGGAACGAAGTCACCATCATTGAGATGTGGGTTCCTGAGCTGGAGGTAGAAGGCGCCAAGGACGGTGTACACCACGGTGGGCTCGTCCGGCTCGTAGAGGATGCAGAGGGCTCGGCACAGCTTGCAGGCGAGCCACAGCCCTACTACGGCCCCGCATGCGGCCCCTACACGGTGTTCGGAGCCTACACAGTGCCGTCTGATGTGTACCCACTGGGTCCAATGACTATGGCTTTGCCTCTGATTGAGGAGACAAATGACCATGCGAAGACCATGTCGTACTCGGCAGCGGCCTACCGACGACTGGTCATGGTGGACTCACGGGGCTCCAAAATGGCCCAAGATGTGGCCTCCACGCCCGATATGTTCGTGGTTCCTGCCGAAAACATGGACCGCGACCGGGTTGTACCGCTGGAAATCGGTGGTGTGACCCAGCAGCAGATGGCTTACCAGAACATCATGTCGGCTCGACTCGACCGATTGACTGGTATGTCGGAGGTTATCCGTGGCTCGGTCAGCGGTGATGCTACCGCAACTGAAGTGTCCACCGCTTCCGCGTCCAGTGGTCTGCGTCTTGGCTACATCCAACGCCAGTTTGCAGACGCCGTCAACTCAGCTATGTACAAGTGTGCTTGGTACATCGTCAATGATGACACCGAGATCCCACTTGGACCCCAAGCCTCCAGCTTTGGCTTGCCGGCACGGGCCAAGGGTAGCGAGATGGGTATTGATCTCGCCGAGATGACCCTGGATGTGCAGGCATATTCCATGGAACGCACCAGCGAAGCTCTCCAACAGCGACGTGCGGTTGAGCTTTTGCAGATTGTCGGCAATGTTGGTCAACAAGTCGCAGCCATGCCGTTCATCAACTGGGAAAGACTCACGGCCATCGTCGGAGATGCCTTGAACATTCCAGATATGGGCGACATTCTCAACGTTGAAGAGATGAAAAAGGCGGTTGAGCAGGCTCAGCAGGCCCAACAGGCCAAGATGCAAGAGCAAGAAGCCCAAGCTGCGTCCCAACAGGCGGCTGCTCGAAGCAGAATGCAGACTGGGCCGGCAGATGCAGCGCAAGAATTGCGCAATCAAGAGCGATCAGCACGCGGCAGAGGTGGTTTCTGATGCCGATGTACGAGTTCAGCCGAGAATCAGACGGAAAGATCGTGGAGTTTCACTTCCGCATGGCTGATGCACCGCCGATTGGGTCAGTCATCGAGCGTGATGGCGAACGATTCACAAGATTAGTTAGTGACGCACAAGTATCTGCTGAAGTAGAGACTGTGACTCATAAGTATCCGTATGTCAGCCGGTCAATGCCTAAGAATTTGCCTGGCTGTGAGACAAATAAGCAAGGCCAGCCCATTATTTCTTCTCGTAGACATGAGAGAGAGATCATGGGACGCTATGGATTGGAGCGAGATTGATGTCGGAAGACACAAAACCAGAGTTCTCAGACGAAGAAGATGCAATCCTTGACAGGATTATTGAGCAAAAGGCTGCTCGACATGAGCAACTTATGGCTCGCACCCAACAAGAACCAAAAAAGATGGAAGATTCTGGGGAACAATCGCCAGAACCCGTCGTACAAGACGAACAACCGAAGGATCTCACACTGACTCCTGAGCGAGAGCGTGCTCTCAAACGGGCGAAAGTACCCGAGGCGGTGCTCAACAAGCTGGCCGACAACCCAGAGCAGCTTGCAGAATGGGCCGATACCCTCATGGAGATGCAAGGTAATGTTGATGGCTATTCCGAAAGGATGCGTCATCTTGAAGAGCAGGTCGCTGCTCAGGGCAACCAACCCGAAAGCGACGAAACGCGGACTGCGGAACCAAGCAGCGCACCTGACGACCCCGAACCAACGGAAGTCGCCGAGACTGAAGCAGTGGAGACCAAAGAGCCGGAGGCAAACCCGCCTGCTGCTCCAGAAGATCCTCAGCAGAAGTTACTTGTGGAGACGTTGATAGGCGAAATCGCCAAGCTGCGAATTGATCAGGCTCTCATGAATTACGACCAAGTGTCGGATCGTGAGAAAGCGACGATTGCAGATCGGATGACAGAGCTCTATACATCTTCTCCAGGTGAATTCGATGGCATTGAGGCTTTAGCCAACCGTGCCGTCACAGAGGTTATGGGAGTTCCAAGGTCTGAAGCAGCAGACAGGGGGACGTCAGTAGATCCAGCTAAGGTTTCCACCCCGCCGCGAGGCACAACGGTACGAGCTGAAAGACCACTGACCCCTGAAGAAGCAGATGATCTTGCACTTGACATCATCCTCAATGGCGGTTCAAAGGAAGACGCACGGCGAGCCACAATGCGATAAATCCCGCCCCGCAAGGGGCTAGTCCCTTTCAAGGAGTTTTATCGTGGCAGGAACCCACATTAAGAACTTCCTCGATTTCATGGAGGCGACTGGCCCGGTTTATCTCACCGGACCTGACGTTCTCATCAACGAAGCAGTTAAGCGTAACTACCTCTTCGGTGATTTGATTCGAGAGAAGAACCAAGCCATCCAAGGTGGCAACGAGATCCGTGACGTCCTCATGTTGGATGACGCACGGTCTTTCCAATTCTATCAACCAAACGAGACCTTCTCCTACAGCAATCCGCAGGTGATGGACACTCTCAAAGCCAACTGGCGTTTCTCGATGGACCACATGACCTTCACCGATGCAGAAATCGAACTGCAAGGTGGAGCTGGTCTCACCGGAGAAGCTACCAAGGCCATGTACAAGAACCTGAAGCGTTCCAAGGAACAGCGAATGGTGACCTCCATGGTCAACGGTATGGAAGAGGCTCTGTTCAAGCCAACTCAAGGCAACTTTGTCTCTGAGATGGAAGCTGAAGCTGGTAAGCAACCGTACTCTTTGCCCGCTCTGATTACCGAAAATGGTATCGCAACCAATCTTGATGGTGGTGGTGCTAAGGGTATTCGCGGTGGTGCTCCAGTCGATGCCAGCACCAGCACTGTTCTTGGGATCACCCCAGCTAACAGTGGACCAGGTGCTCGATGGACCAACGAAATCGTGTTCTACGATTCAACCTCCACGTTCGCCATCGACACTGATGGTAACAACGACGGTTCTGGTGGTGATCGCAGCTTCAATGGCGTCAAGAAGGACATTGCTCTCGGCGGACGAACCATGCCGATCAACAATCACCCCAACATTGATGTCTTCAGCTTCTTGGGATCTTTTGACGAGATGTATCTTCGTCTTCAGTTCCGACCACCCCCGACCTTCGAGGCTTACTTCGAGAACATCGTGTTCAACCGTCAGAAGATTCTTTGCTCGCGTGAAGGTATCAACCTTTACAAGGCAGCTCTTCGGGCCGAGAACGACCGCACTGTCACCGCTCAAGATGCAGCTTACAACCAGCCAACCTACGCTGGCGTGCCGCTGACCTACATTGCTGAGCTCGACACTGCTGCTATCCACCCTGCTGGTGGCACTAGCACATCTGAAAAGCAGAAGCTCAGTGAAATCGACGGTGGATCTCTGAGCAACACTGCTGGTGGTACTGAACTTGGATCAACCACGTTCATGCAAGGTCCACGTTTCTTCTTCGTCAACGGTGACTACCTCACTCCTGTGATCCACTCCAACCGATACATGGAGAAGCACGAGGTCATGCGTCACCCAAATCAACCGTTTACCTACGTCCAAATCACGGACAGCTGGTACAACATCATTGCAAATTCGCGGCAGCGTCACGGCATCATCGCCCCACACGTCACCGCCTAATCGAGAGGATTTGTTCCCATGAAAATTGCAACTCAAGGTGGCGACGGAAAAGTCGCATTCGCAAGCGAATCAGCTGTCGTGACCCTTACCCCAGCGGTAACCAAGGGACAGCTTTTGAAGCTCACTCTTTCTAGTGGTGGTTATTCGGCAGCAGTTATCGCTGGCGGCACAGCATCCGCTAACGATGACAAAGCCGGAACCGTTTTTGCCATCGCTCTCGACGATTACGCAGCAGGCACTAAAGGCCGTGTTGGTCTTCGTGGTGTGTTCAATGCTGTCTGTAATGCCAATGTCGATGTCGGTGATCTTTTGACCGCCAGTGACGATGGTTCTGGTGGCTTGTTCATCGAAATCTCAGCAACTCCAAACACGACCGAGTACCGACGTGTTCTCGGTGTGGCTGTTACTGATGGCGCTGGTGGAACTTGTGATGTTCAATTCGACGGTGTCGGTTTGAACTTCGTGTCCTCAGCCGCTCAATGATCTAACGATCACACGGGAGAGGGGGGCTACCGCCCCCTTCTCCTCTTCCCATGTCGATTACCCTACAGCGTTCAAAAGCTGCCGTGCTACTTGCATGTGGTGGCGACCCCTCATCGGCCACTGGCCTTACGGTGGACGAGCGGATTGCCGAGATCATCAACTCGGCTGGTCAACAGTTGTATCACCACAACTGGACGTGGCGTGAGAGAGCTTCCACTTTAACTCTTGATTTCACTGAAGGTTCTAAAGATGTCCCATTGCCAGCGGAGGCCGTTCTTGGCGGGAACAGGGCTGGAAACATAATCAAAATTTTCCCGATCAATAACAATTTTCGAGAGTACATCTTTGTACCGCCGGCCACATTTGCAGAGTTTGAATCCAGAAATCTGAACGTCACAGAAGGCTTGTTTTACGTTACGTTGACCCGGCCTCAAGCTGGATTTGGAACCAACAGCCCCGATGCCAAGTTGCAGTTTTATCCAACACCACAAGCCACTGAGGAAGACGTAGTAGGTGTGAAATTTAGACGAAACTGGCCGAACATCAGAGGATCTGATGTGGCCTCCAACTCGGCTAATTTGACCGAGGAACTGCCGATGGACGAGAGCGCCATACCTTTGTTCCTCGAATACATTCGTGCTTTTGCTGAAGGCGGAGAGAACGGCGACACCAACCAGCGTGTGGCCGTAGTCGAGGCCGGACCAATTTACGATCAAGCGTTGAGACGTGACGGAACACTGATTCCTAACTACGGGCCGTTGCCGTTGGCGGTTCGTGGAAGATCGTCATATGCAAACTTACAATTCTTTCCCAACGGCAATATCCCTAACCCCTAATGGCTAAGCGAAAGACTGGCATGAAAGGCATGAGTGTCCGTAGCGGTCATAAAAGACCCACGGCCAAGGGTGCGGGTATGACCAAGAAGGGAGTTGCGGAATACCGTCGTCGTAACCCTGGGTCGAAACTCAAGACTGCCGTAACCGAACGTAAGCCCACTGGAGCCCGTGCAAAGCGACGTAAGTCGTACTGCTCGCGTTCCGCTGGTCAAATGAAGATGCACGGCATCAACTGCTCCAAGACTCCGAAGAAGAGAATCTGTGCAGCTCGACGGAGATGGAGATGTTGAAATGGGCCATGAGGTTGCGAAAATTGCTGCTATTTCTTGCACCCACTCCCCACACACCCCAAGTGAGACGCATCAATGGATACTGGAAACGATAACAAATACTCCGGGTCTGACTCACTTCGTGCATTGTGGCGACGTGTTCGACGCCGCCGCAGCCTCCGTGCATCCCGACGAAAGCGATCATACTTTGATGGACGAGTATCGGCATGCCGCAGCCTTCTTGAAGAGTATTCGAGAGGCTCTGCCAACGGGTTGCCGACTGATCATCTGCGAGGGGAACCACGACGACAACATCAAGAGAGCGGACCCGAGGCGTATACCCATGGGTTTGAGGGAGGCGTGCGACTGGATGAATACGGAGTTCGCCAGCGAGTTCAGGCAGTGGCACTGGCGTCCCTACATCAAGTCATCGAAGGGTTGCTACAAGGTGGGCCAGATCGTGTTCTACCACGGGTTCGATTGCGGATTGACATCGGACGAACTCGAAGGCTTGCAGATGAACAACTCGACGGGATGCCACCCGTACCGCCTTTTTGTGAGGGGTCACACACATCGACCGGTCCCACCCACCCAGATGATGAGAACCCGAAAGGTTTCCCTGCCTTGGTGGTATATGAATGTTGGGACGTGTGGACCCCTGAAACCGGACTACATGACCCGGAAGGACACGAACAACTGGGGGACGGGCATGGCGATTATCGAAGCGAGGATGGAGACAGCTTCGCGGTTAAATGCGAAGGAATGGGAGGCCGAGTTGAGGACAATGAAATGTTGAATGCAGCGCAACATCTCAAGCAAACTTTGGAGCGTCAGGTTGAGAACTACGCGATTGAGTTTGACATGAACAAATGGGTGGTTGCAGGTGTGCTGCAAGAAATGGCAATCGACTACCTTTTCAAAGACGACGAGTTTCCCAAAGACGAGGATGACGACGAATGAAAGTACATGGTCTATTAAACGCTACTAGCAGTGACGATGTCACTCCAAGTGCCGTAAAACTACAAGACAAATACAGCCAAGGTGACGGCCCTGGTATCACCGGGGTTGCAGTGTTCAAGATTGCTACCAGCACCGCGACACTCACAGTGTTCGGCAGCGCCGATGGCACGAACTTCTACACCATCAAATCTGTGACCGATGCAGACATGACAAACGACATGGCCGCATTCACGATTGCCTTGGCTCCTCACATGAAGGCCACGGCCACCAGTGTTGGTACGAGCACGGTCATGAAGGTTGACATCATCTCGGACTAATCATGGCTCTGTGGAACCCCTCTGTTTACGGCAACGACCTCCAAGGCTGGTATCAACCCCAGCCAGGGTCAAACTCTGGCTTCAGGTCAGACGATGTCGGTAGTGGAGCCACACCCTTGACGTCAGCCAACGCCGGCGCTGATATTGATGATTGGATTGACAGCTCTGGCAAGGGTCGCAACTTTTCAAGCACTGGAGCAAACGAACCCACAGTTGCTACAAACGCAAGTCTCGCCAACTCTTTGGCCTGCAATTATACCGTCATTGGTAGTTCAACCTGCCAGATGTCAACAAGCACATCATTTGACACGGATGGGCAGGACTATTTACTAGCCGCAATTATCGACGATGCACAAAATTTAATTGCTGGAGAGACAGTAATTGATATCGGGTCTGCATCTCAAAATGGGATGGCAATTCACTACAGCAACATCCCAGTATTTAATTTTCAATCAATAGGTACAAGAATAGCAGGTGGGTTTGCTTTATCAAACAATGGGGGCGCTACCGGAGCCGTTACAGCAACCCAAGCATCTAATTGGAATGCAAAAAAAGCTCTTATAGATGATCCCGGTTCTTCAGCCGTGCTTATCCGACAAGGATTGTCTTCAGGTAATTGCAGTCTGTTTTGGTGTGGCTTAGACGTGTTTACGGCAACACATACACAAGACACCACAAGTGCGGTTTCTTTGGTCATAGGCAAAGGAAACTCTGGGGTCAACCAGAGCAATGGCAAGATAACTGAAGTTATTGTTGCCTACTTCCCGTCGGGTACGTTGAAAGAAATTGAGGCTCAGAAAGTAACCGGATACCTGCACCACAAGTTTGGGATCGAATCACAACTTGGAAGTACACACCCTTACAAATCAGTGCCGCCTCTGCATGGCGTTCACGGAGTTCATGGCACGCTCGTTGAAAGCCCACTGACTGGTGACCTCAACGGGTTCATTGAGACAGGTGATCTGTCGGGTTCACTATGACAACTGCTCAGTTCAATCTTGAGAACGTCACCAAAGAGATCCAGAACTGGGTCTTGAACTATCTCGACGTACCCAATGACCACTACAGCGGTATGAAGCCATGCCCGTTTGCCGCTGAGGCTTGGGCCAAAGACAAGAGCAAGGTTGTCCTGGGGGGTGAAGCAGAGCTGATTGACATCGTCAACTCATGGGACGACGAGCACGAAGTTGTCTTGTTCGTCGTGCGTGAGGACGAGACCGATGGCTTAGAGGAGTGGTGCAACCATATCAACAAAGAACTGCTGGAGGACAAACGGGATTTGGTCCTGATGCCTTTCATCGCTGGCGACGAAGACCCAGACGACCCAGACCTAGAACCCGACCACTGGGGAAAATTACTCGACGAGGCGTACTCGTTGGTGTTTGTACAACGGCTGACCCATGTCAATCGGGTCTCCGAAGTGCTTGAAAGAACAGGCTACTACGACAAGCTAGGGCCTGAATTTTTGCAATACGTCAAAGAAAGACGAGGTTTGTAATGCGTGGTAAGAAGAAAGCAATGGGCAAGAAAGTCGGAGCCAAGAAAGCTGGAGCCAAGAAGTTCGGCAACACCGCTTTCGGCAAGAAGATTCTCGCCAAGAAGAAGAAGAAGTAATGGCCAAGAAGAAGGCCAAAAAGAAGTCGGGGCCGAAGCCCACTAACCCAGCTTTGTACAGCCGGGTGAAGGCGGAGGCCAAGCGTAAGTTTGATGTGTACCCATCTGCGTATGCAAATGCGTGGCTGGTTCGCACATACAAGAAGCGTGGTGGCGGATACCGAGCATGACTTGTCCAGCGTGCGAAAAGCGACAGGCTGAAGAATTGCAGAAGCTCTCTGATTGTGAGGGCCGATGCAAAGAGATCAGCGCCAAGAACCAGCGTTTGACGTTGGCTCTTACTGTCGTTTCTACGCTCGCTGGCAAGGAGTCATTGGACTTTGCACTGGGCCTTTCAACAACAATTGGCTCCGTCGCAGCAGCTACAGGTGTCGGAGTGCCGGATAGCGTCGTCGGGCTTGAGGTCGTTGATGAGGATGGGAGTCTTGACCCCACAGCCGAGGCCAGCGATGTTGAAACTGAAGAACTCGAACGCGCATTCCCAACAGATGTCGTCTCTCGTCATGAGTATGTCAAGTATTTTCCTGACGCTGTAGGTAGCTACCTGCCCGATGCCGCCATTCTGCTCTCCGATCCCGATCAAAGCATCTTCCAGGCCATCCAGCAGAATGACCTCTTCCTCGATCCAGTCGTTGCTTTCGGTGAGAGTGGACAAGAGATGCTCCTTTTTGATTGGGGTTTGTGGGGAGATGAGTATACGTCGATACCCGAGGCAGGGGTCTTGCCACTTGTTGGGATTGTCGGATTATTTCGTAGAGGGAGGCGCTCGTAATGGCTAAGCCCCAAGGCGGATTGACAAAGTGGTTCAAGGAAGATTGGCGGGATATCAAGACCGGCAAGAAGTGCGGACGTTCGGGCAAAGAAAAGGGCAAGCGTCCTTACCCAGCGTGCCGGCCAGCCAAGGTCGCGGCCAAGATGACGGCAGCTGAGAAGCGTTCAGCTGCTGCTCGCAAGACCGGACCCTCTCGTGTGGAGTACGCCGTCACTGCTAGTGGCCGGCGGAGAAAGAAAAAGAAATGAAGTATCAAGATAGAAACCCATATGAAAAAACGGTGAGACGTTCCACTCCTCACAAGGTGGGTGGGCGAAGGGTTTATATCAACCAGCACGGCGAATATGAGACAAGAAGGGGCATCACAGTTCGTTCTGGAAAGAAGTTCGTCAACGTCCCCTCATTTAACACTAAGACTGGTGAAGACTTCAAATCTGAGAAACAGGCAAAGCGTGTTGCTCGCAGGCGGGGTGAAATGAGCAGGAAGTTCAGAACCGTGGAGCAGGCAGTAAAGGCTTCTAAAAAGAAGTCTGCTAAAATTGGCAAAAAATTGGATCGCAAAATCAATCGTGCGAACACAAAAGCAAAGAAGAAGAAGTGATGGAATTCTTTGACGCATGGGCTACACCAGCCTCCATTCTGATTGGCATCATCTTTGGTGCGGCCCAAGTCAAGGCTGCTATCGAATCTTTGCGACATGCCGTTGATCGACTCGATCAGGCTGTAAGATTGCTTGAAACACGAACCCAAAGCGTAGAGCAGCGTATTGCACGGTTAGAAGGAAAGACAGAGAAATGAGCCGCTACTGGTGGACATTCTTGCTTCTCGGTTGCCAGACCACTGGTGGTGGTGGCTTGGGTTTTACTTTGCCCCAACTGGGGCCGAGCCCAGAAGCAGCCACCGACCCAGCGATAGCGGCTCTAGAACCGTTCCGCTGGGCGGGGGGTTTGTGTTTGATGAGTGGGGCGGTCCTGCTCTTCATCAGCCGGGGAGTGAAGGGATGGATACCTCTGCTGACTGGTGTTGGACTTATTGTCCTGAATGTATTGCTTGCGGAAGCCTTGACCTACTTGTGGACCCTGGTGCTGATCATCGGGACAGTGGGAGTGGCAACGCTGGTCTTTGGAATCAACCTGAAGGATTTGAAATTATGCCGTATTCGTTCTCTGATGTTCTTGCCTCCCTGCTCGTCGTGTCCGGGGCCTTCATCGCCGGAATGTGGGTTGGGCGACCAATCGTCGATTGGCTCAAAGCCAAAATCCTGAAGGAACTTGACTGATGGCAGTAAAGATACAACTTCGTAGAGGCACAGAGGCCGAGTTCGATTCGGCAAACACTTCCTCTACTATTACCCCAGCTGATGGTGAGGTGCTGGTCGTTCAGGAATCTGGAACGACTGGCGGGTATTTGCTTATCGGAGACGGTAGCACTGACTACTTGACTCTTAAAGGCGATGAAGATGGCCGTGTCTATTTTAAACCCGGATACTCTAAAACCGTCATGGGTGGTGAACACCTAGCCAGCGAAACCCCACTGACAGTCAGGGGGGCAACTTCACAGTCTGTACCAATCTTTGTGGTTGAGGACAAGTTGGGCAACGACATCTTCAAAGTGTCTGACGATGAGTCTAGTGGCTCCGCTGCTTTGGTTGCTGTCGAAAGCCACGGGCAAACAGCAGACGTGGTTATGTCTGTTATGGGTCAAGAAAACCAAGACGACGACAACTTTGGCGGCGACCTGCTTCGGGTGCAGCCCGACGTGGATAACACCGGCAAAGGCTTGGTGGTTGATCACTCAGGTAACGTGACTATTGTGCCGCTCGATGACTTTGGCGTTAGCAATACGGCGTTGAAGGTTGTAGCCGCAAGTGACAATGACAACCCAATTTTTCGAGTGCAAGATAAAGACGGAGTTGATCTGTTCAAGATTGCAGTAACTGCGACACAACACATCAAATCTTTAAATCTGGGCAACACCCCACCAGCCGACGCGCCCGCAGATCCTGCTAATTTTGGTGTGCTCCGAACAGGAACAACTC